TATTTATATAAGTTTAATATTTATATAAATTTAATATTTATATAAATTTAATTTTTATTTTTTATATTCAATTTTTAATTAATTTCATCATCATTATTTAAAATTTCACTTAAATTATTATTTTCAAAATTCATTTTATTTTTTTTTTGTGATGATAAACATTTTGCAGTAATAACTTTTTTATATATATTTTTTAATGTAAAATTATGATTATTTTTATTATGTATTAATGCTGGAATTGAAACTATTTCACCAGTTTCTCTATTATAATCAACATCTTTTACTCTTTGTAATTTTTTTTTATCCAAACAATCTTTAAAAAATAATATTAATTTTTCTTGTTCATTATCAGATAAATTATGTTCTAATTTATAAACAGATGCATAAACTATTAATTTTTTTAATTTAATTGTTTTACTTAATTTTGTCCATGTTTCATTGTCATTATTATTTCTTTCAGTTTCTAACATTGTTTCCAAATTATTTAAACTAATTGTTTTTTTTGAAGAAGTGTTCATTACAATATTTCTTGTTTGATACATTTTTTTTTTATAATCAACATTTGTTGATTTAGTAGTTGCATCTATTGATTCATTATTTACATTAATTGTTTCATTTTTATTTATTTCATTTTGTTCTGAATTAAAAATCATTATTATAATATATTATATATCTAATTAGTTTTATATTAAAACATTTATATATATAAATTTTATTTTTTTATATTCATAATAAAAATTATTTATATTAAAATATTTATATCAAATAATATTTAAATATAAATGTTAACAGTAGAACCTGAAAATTCAACAAAAAACATTTCAATTGTAAACCCATCTGAAACATCGAATGTAACAAAAAGCAAAGAAAGAAAAATGAGAGTTGAAACACATACTTGGGATATTGATGATATGGAACTTTCTTTTGAAACACAGTTGCAAATTCTAAACAAAATACATTCTAATATATTTAAAATTAATAATTATTCAGATAATAATGATAATAAAATTAGTAAAAAATATATTAATATATTTATTAACAATATTAAACATAAAATATCTAGTTACAAACAACAAGATATAATAAAAAAAATATTAAATATTAATAATTTCACTACATTCAATAATGTTATTTCTTTATTATTTGAATGTGAATTAAAATGCATTTATTGTCACAAAGAAATTTTTATTCTTTACAAAGAAGTTCGTGAAATGTCACAATGGACTTTAGACAGAATTGATAATGATTTGGGACATAATATTGGGAATTTAGTAATTTCTTGTCTTAAATGCAATTTAAAAAGAAGAAGAATAAATAAAAATGCATTTTTATTAACTAAAAATTTAATAATAAATAAGCAAAATTATTCAAATGAAAATAAAAATGAAAATGAAAAAGAACTAAACAATTTGTTTGAATTTGAAGAATCATCGATAAAAAAAATTTACATTAATTCTGAAATAAATTTAAAAAAATGAGATAAAAAATGTTAGATATTTTATAAAAATATATTAATTGAAAAATATTTATAAATCAAAAAATATTTACAAATTAAAAAATATATATTATTTTTATAAAAAACATATATTATTTTTATAAAAAATGGTAAAATAAAAATAAAATATTGAATAATAATATAAAATGGATTTTATGAATTATTTTTTCGGTCCTTTACCAAAAGAATATTGCTTGTATTATTATTTTTTAGCAGTAATTAGTGGATGTATTTTTGTTATAACATCATTCTCTTTTTTAATTTTATTAATGAAATCAAAGAAAGTTAAATTTAATACACTATTAGGAATGTTTAACACATTATTATCTATATTTATTGGATATTTTGTTAGCAGACTATTATACACTATGTGCATTCGCTCACTTTAAATTTGAAACATAAATATTCAAGTGTTCAGAAAATGTTAAATTTTGTAAAAATGGGTTTTGACTAGTTTGAGAAATCATTGAACGATTAGATAATTTACTATCGATATCTTCACGTTTATTTGCATTTATATTTGCATTTGCATTTGTATTTGCATTTGTATTTGTATTTGCATTTGTATTTGCATTTTCAATTATTTTTATTGAATTATTTTTATAACTTTTATAATATTCTTCATCTTTTTTCCATTTCCAAAAAATCATTGAAATAAATATATAATTTATTAAAAAATATATATTTATATTTAAAATGTATATTTTTGAAAAAAGTATTTAAAAAAAACAAATAATTTTACACAATATGAATTTAAAATCGACAAAAATAACTCAAAATGATTTGTTATTGGATAATTTAAAAAAATATTATAAAACAACTATTGATGGTGTTTTTAATCCTGATAATAATTTAGATAAAATGTTAAAAATTATAACAGGAGAATCAAAAATATCTTTAAGAATTATTGATTGGTTTACTACTAATTATGCAAAAAAATATTTTACGATATATATGCTAAATGGAAAAAGATTCATTGTTTATAATGATTATAAATTAAAATTAAAAGCATATTCTAAAAAAAGATTTGACCCATTTTGTCGATATGAAAAAACAATGTTTCCATATAATGATGAAAAATATATTGAAACAACAATAGGTCAATTAAATTTTTTTAAATGGTCTATTGAAAATAAAATTGTTGATTATATTGAAGAAAATTATGAAATAATTGAAAAAGATATGAATACAAGAAATAGTGCTTCAAAAAGAAAAGAAATGATGATTAAAGCAATTGCTGAACAGCAAAATTCTACACAGCAACTACCACAAACACAACAAACAATTCAAAATATTGCATCAAAAACAAGAAAAAAACGTGAAGAATTATCTGTATCAGCAACAAAAAGTATCAAAAAAGAAAGAGTAGAAATTATTGTAAAATTCAATTAATATTTTTATTTTACATCTTTTTACATTTCAAATGCTGAATTATATATTACAGAAAAACAATGCAAAATTATTACCTTATAATTTATTATAATATATAAAGAGAATATTACGATCAATGCGAAAGAAATTGTGACGATATACATAGTAATAAAGTAAATAATACTGAAACATGAATAAAAAAATGGTAAAAATCATTCAAAGTTATGGTGAAAAAGTGGTTGATGAAATAATAAAACAAATATATATATATTAATCGACATTTGAAATGTAAAAATGTATAAATATATATTTTCGTAAATATATATATTTTTTTGTGAATCAAACTATTTTATTAATTTTTGAATATTCATTTCATCATCATTTAAAATAGTAAGTAATGTAAATGCAACCACCTATATAAGATGTTGATGATGTTGGAAAATTTATTCCTGCACCAGTTCCACTACCTCCACCGCCCAAAGTTGCGATATCATAAATTAAACTATCGTTCATTATTATATTATGAGAAATTAAACTATGTTAGTTCTCGTCATACTTATTAACATATTAAAATTAGAAGAAACAGGATTATCAGCATACCACCAAAGTCTCCATTCTAACGGAGGAGCAACACCGCCTATTCCATTTAAATTAACATAATCAGTTAAAGTAAAAGTAAGCATATCAGTTGCGGTATTATTATAAGTTGACCCATTAGAATGTCTCGTAAATGGAGTATTTAAATTGAATAAAAATGGATTGTAAGGATTTCCATTACTATCCCTAAATTCAAAATAAAACGCCATCGCCTTATCAGTAGGATTAGAACAAGCATTCAAATTTAAAGATATTTCTAATTTGTAATCCCAAAAAAGATTAGCACTACTATAAAAATCGTTAGGCAATGAATTTATAGTATCACTTCTTACCATTTGCCAAGTAGTAGGAGTTGAAAAATTAAATCCACGACTATATTTATAAGTATAACAAATCGGTAAAGTATAATTGTTGCTATAACTCGTTAAATTTAATGTCTCTAAATTTATTTGTTTGTTATTATCATCTAAAAAAATTAATGTTCCATTTGCCGATTGTTTAATAGTAAAAGTTCCAGTTTGAAATTCTAAATAATCAGTTGATAATGTCATCGTTTCAGTTGTAGGAGCAATAATATTTAAATTACTTGGATATAAACTACTTCTATAACCACCCACTGATGATTGGTCTATTGTTAAATATCCATAAGTTAAATCAGTAGTTGAAGTTGGAGGATTTGCTAATATATCATTTTGTATTCTCAATCCATCATTAGCATTTAATCTTGTATATGAAGAATTACCTACATCATCAATGGATAAATATGATGATGTTAAATTAGATTGTGATGAGGATGTCGTATTAAATTGTGCATAATCACTTGTAATTTGTGAAACATTAATAGAACCATTATCATTTATAGTCATATCCCCAGCAGTTAAAGTGTTTGTTGGTCCGCCTAATGTTGTTATTATAGCAGATTGACTTGAATACGTTGCTCTCGTATCAGTATCATCAGTTATTAATAGTCCAGGACTTCCAAATGCTGACCCTTGTGTATTCAATTCAATTCTATAATTATTTCCATTATTATTCAATGTCATATATTGTGCTCCATAAAATGATGTGCTTGTTCCACCTAATTGACTTGGAGAAGATTGAATAATATAAGATTGTGGAAAAGAATTTTTAATTTGTGTTAAATATGTTCCAGTTCCATCAGTCATAACTATTTGACTATCTATAATATTTGTATTTGATAATCCATTATTATTTATAACTGATATACTATTAGGATTTATATTTGTTTTAGAACCAGCATAATTTCCAGAAGGGTCTATATAATCTGTCATATATAGTCCAACATAATTAAATTGTGGATTATCGCCACTATCTAATGTTAAATATCCATTTTGTATATCATTATTGATAACTATTCCACTATTATTTATAGTATTACTTGCTAAACTCATAATCGCATCTTGTAATAATATCGTATTATCAAACCAAACAGTAGTAGCATTTGGCGGGACTGGTTGTAAAGCATCTAATGCTACTTTTAATTGTGCTAAACGATTGATTGGAATAAAATTTCCATTTTTTTCTATAATTTCTTGATTAATTATTGTTTTTGTTAAAAGCGGAAAATCTGTGTTTTCAATGATTATATCTTTAAAACTGCAACTCATTATAATACATCAATAGATTATATTTTATTTTTATGAACCAATATAGTAAGTTATAGAACAATAACCACTCAATTGTGATGTTGCTGGAACTTGTTGCCCACAACCATATTTAGATATGTTCCAAGTTTTGACACCGAATGGAGTTGCTCTCGTAATTGGTTGTCCTGTTCCAGTCATATCTGGAGGATTTGATGTTCCATTTGCGCCTATATTTCCGTATGCGAAGGACCACATGCCGTAAGTTGTATTACCAAATCCAACATTAGCAGTATTGCTAGTCCCAGCTGGGCCACCATTCGATCCTGGATTGCCATTGTATGCTCGTCCTAATTCTCCATAAATAGTATTAACTACATGAACTAAACCAGTATAACCAGTAGTATTAGTAGTTGATAAAGTCAAATTCAGACTTTCTCCTTCATACATTGGAATACCATTACACCAAGTACTATTTCCTCCACTACCAGATCCGCCGTATATGCCTCCACTGAAATTACCAGCGTCCCCCCCTCGACCTACTAACAAAACGTCTATCCTTCTGCAACCAGTAGGAATTGGAATAGTTTGATTTGAATAATAATTTATAGTGTATGTAGCACCATTTTGTGACCCAGTGTATGCAGTTGTTTGTTGTGTTCCATCAGGAAAGCGTAAATAATTGCTGACACCATTAATTAATAAACTTCTGTTGATATTGACAAATGAACTGTCTAATGTCATTGTAGATGACGCTACATTATAAGAACTATTATAAAAATCAATGACTCCGTTACTCATATCATTAGCGAAAAATATTGTATTTCCAAGAGCATAAACTCTTCCTTTGTATGATTGATTTGTTACTCCTGTTCCTCCATCTGTAAAATTGTAATAAGAAGAAGATATTTGTCTATTCAAAGGATTTGTACTAACCATAGTTAAAATTCCTGAAACATCAACATTTGAAATAAAAGTTGCATCATCAACACATAATAAATTACCACTACAATCAATACCACCAGTTCCTACATTCATACTATTGACTGCCAATTTGCTGATATTTAAAGTTCCTGAAACATCAACATTTGAATTAAAACTTGCATCATTGATACACCAAAATTTACCAGGAATTTTTGTTCTCTCACTTGATGTTCCTAAAACTATTTGATTACTTAAATCAACTACTGCATTGTATCCAATTGCTGATGAATACGAAATGTTTTTTGATAAATCTACATTTGAATTATAACCAATTAAAGTATTATATGATCCTGTAGAAATATTTGTTCCACATATACTACCAAAACAAGAATTATGTGATCCCTTTACCCTTCTTCCAGAATCAGTTCCAATAAATGAATTATAACTGCCATCTTCCCATTCATATCCTGAATGATATCCTAAAAATGTATTATTTCCACCAACATTTTGATTTGGTAAATTAGAATAATATCCTGATTCCATACCTAAAAATGTATTATTTGAACCACTAAGTTCACTACCATTATCTGAATTATTCAATGTATTACCACATCCACTGCCTATGAAAGTACAATTATTACCATAATTTTTTCTGCCAGTTTCAAACCCTAAATATGTACATTGAGATATGCTATTAGAATAATCACCAGATGAAGTTCCAATAAAAGTATTTTTATCTCCACTTGCAATTCGTGTACCAGCAGTATATCCTAGCAATGAATTATTGCTAGTTGTAGCCATTGTTTGCCCAGCCTGAGAACCAATGACTGTATTTCGATTTCCAGTTGTTAAATTTAATCCAGATGCTCTACCAATTAAAGTATTATATTCTCCTGTACTTAATTTATTACCAGATGCCCAACCTACACCAACATTAAAACTACCAGTAAAACTTGATGAACCCCTTCCAGATAATGATCCGAAAAAACTATTTTGTATTCCTGTTGAATTTGTTCCAGCCAACGCACCAAAAAATGAATTCTCAATACCAGTGGTATTTAATAAACCTGATTCAATGCCAAAAAATGAATTATAATAACCAGTTGTATTATCTCGACCACTTAAATAACCCATAAAACTGTTACTATTGCCACTAGTTATTTTTGAACCTGAATTTACACCAAATACAGTATTTTGAGCTAAATTATTATTTCCTTTTCCAATTCTGAGACTATTTACCAAAATATCTTTTGTTCCTGAATCAAGTGAATAAGATACATCATTATTACCACCATTAATTCCAACAAATTGTAAAAATGAATTTCCTGCATTGTTTGTAATTTTTGGTTTAACTTGCAAAGTATTTGAAACAACTTCTAGCCCATTGCCTATTGAAAATGTAATTTTATAAAATTCGGTGTAATTTAATGCATCAGTTCCAACAATTGCTTCATTTGTCAAAGTATTATAATTATTTTGTGAAAAAAGAATTGATTTATTTAATGTACCATTTCTTATAAAACATGTTTGTCCTTTTACATTGTCACCATTAGAACAATCAGTTGCTCTCACGAATCCTGTTGAATAATAAACATAAATTCCATTATTAATATTTGAAGAACTAACATTATTTGAACTATCTTGACATTTAATTAAAACTCTCATTCCATCATCTAATGAAACATCATCAATTGATGTTGGAATATTTGGTGGATTTAAACTAATGTCTTCTATTGTTGCACATTCACAAGGAGTAGTAATTTGAAGACCACCAGATACATATGTATCAACATATTTTTTTGGAACAATGCTTTGTTCTGTGTAATTTGTGCTTATATTTGTTAAATATCCCATTCCGGGAATAGTAGTTGAAATATTTTCAGTTCCAAGCATAATTTGATTACTTGAATCAATTAAAGAACCATATCCTATTGCAGTAGAATTTTCATAATTCACAGTTGTATTTGATACACCACTTTTAGCACCTAAAAATGTATTTTTAGAACTATTTGTTTCATTTAAACCAGCTTCAAAACCTAAAAATACATTTTCACTTCCATCAGTATGATAAAATCCAGAATAACTTCCTAAAAATGTATTTTTATTTGAATTTATATTATTGTACCCACTTTGTACACCAATTGCAACATTTTCACTACCAAATACGTTATTTTCCATTGAATTTGAACCAACAACGGTATTAGAATTACTTTTTGTATTTAAAAGTGTTGCAGTTCCAACGGCAGTATTATAACTACCACTTACATCAAGTAACAATGAATTTGTTCCAACTGCAACATTACTTACACCAGATACATTTGACATATTAGCATATGCACCAACACTTGTATTCCATGAAACATCTAAAGTTTTTGAAGAGCAAACACCAAAAGCACTGTTATTTTTCCCATTTATGTTATTTTCTAGAGATCCATTCCCATAATTAGTATTTCCATTTGACATTTTATATATTTTATATATTTTATATAAATTAAAAAATATAAATTAAAAAAATTGATTTAAAATAATTTTATTAATGAATGTAATATTTAAAAATAAATTAAATGCAAAATTCAAATACTTTATTATCATTTCAACCAACAACAAACCATGAAGAAATTATGAATATTTTAGAAAATGAACGTTTGAACTCAGAAGTTAATGAACCATCATGTCCAAGAGAAATTAATTCAGTTAATTTGATTGAATTAATTGATTTATTAAGAATTGAAGAACCTACAATTGTAAATGATTATGAAAATAATTTTTCAATCATTTTTAAAGCATCAAATGATGAAACTTCTAAAATAACTAGATGCATTCAAGAAGATCAAATATTAAAAACACGATTATCTTTACAAAAAAAAAATTTTAATACTGGAAAAATAGAAACTATTTTATTAGAAAGTTTTTGGGATATTTGGAAATCAAATTCTTCATTTAGAAATGAAATTTTAAACTCAAATGATCCAAATGAAGAAAAATGGAAATTAACTCGCAAATATAATTATAAAATTGCTACAACTTTTATGCCAATTTATGCAAAAAGCATTTATCAATATTTTGGTTGTCCTAAAATTGTTCTTGATCCTTGTTCTGGTTGGGGTGATAGATTATTAGCAGCTGAAATATCTGGAATTGAAAAATATATTGGTTTTGATCCAAATATTGACTTAAGATACGGATATTCAAGACTTATGTCATTATTAGGACATTCAGTAACAGAACTATCACAAAATTATATGAAAATTAGCAATTCTTATCAAATACATTCAGAACCATTTGAAATTGGTTGTCAAAATGTATCATCAAATTCTGTTGATTTCATATTTACATCACCACCATTCTTTGAATATGAAGTTTACACAAATAATAATCCAGTTTATACTAATTGGATTACTGAATTTTACGAGCCATTCTTTATCCAATGTGACAGAGTATTAAAACCAGAATGTTACGCATGCATTTATATTTCAGATACATCATCTGGAAAAATTGATAAATTTATAAAAGAAAGAGTTGGAAAAATATGTAATTTAAAATTGCAAAAAAAATGTATTGGATTTCAAGGAATATTTTCTGGAACAATTAGAAAAATGTGGGTTTTTAAAAAGTCATTCAATTAATTTTTTATTGTAAATTTATTTTTAATAATTTTATAATAATAATTTTACATTAGTTTATATAAAAATTAATAATTATATTTCTACTAATATTTTAAAAAAATATATATAATCACAAAAACAATTTAAAAATAATGATTTATAATTAATGTATTCAATAATATTTTTTTATAAAAATTTATTATTTGGAACTTATTTAATCAGTTTATTTAGTTTTGGTGCATATTCATTTGGCAATTAATATAGAAAATTTTGCAAAAAAAAATGATAATAAACATCATTACACAGTGAAAGTTATTGGGAGTTTAATATGTGGATATATTTTTATATTATCTGTAATTAGTTTAGCCGGACTTGGGTATCATATTGTAAATGTTGAAGATAAAATATGTTACGGTAATAAAAAATAGAAAAAATGCAAATAACTATAAAACAATATTATTAAATATAAATATTAAATAAGTAAAATAGTATCACTATGATGATAATAAATATAAAATAAATGATAATATTAAACAATAATTATAGTATTTACATTAATTAATTTTTATTGTAAAATTGATAATTCATATATATAAATTATATATAATTCATATATATATATATATAAAAACAATTTATATATAAAATTAATATGATGAATTTAAATTTATTTTTTATGTGTGGTTATGTATTTAGTTCTTTTACTTTTGGGGCATGTTTATCACATATTGATTATTTAATTTCATGTAAATATAGTCATTCATATTGTAATCAGTCTGATTATTGTAATTGTCGTTTACACAAATATTCTTATATTCATGATTTTTTAAATAGTTTATGTGGAGGATTAATGACAATATTTCCACCAATATTTTTAAAAAAAATATATGATTATAAAAACAATTTAATAAAAGATTTTTAAGTATGGATGATATGTTAAATTATATATTATGTGTTGGTGATTAGTTTTTGTTTAGTTGTAAAAAATTGAAATTATTTTTAATTTAAAATATTATTCATGAATAATATTTTAAAATGGATGAGTTTTTGCAAAAAAATTGCATTGAATATAAAATTATTGGAATTGATAGAAATATTTATAAAATTGAATTGAATAATGTATCAATTTATTGCACCATCTATCAAAATAAAAAAAATTATAGAAAAAACTACTATAATTTAATTGTTTATGTTCCACAAGAAATACATGAAAATAAATATATTTTATTAACAAATAAAATAAAATTAATTGGAATTATTGAAGACATGAACATATATAAATATTATAATGAATATGATGATGTTAATAATGTAATTGACATAATTAAATTATTTATATAATCTTGATATTTATATACATAATTTTAATTATGTATATTTTAATTGTATTTAATTAACATTTTTATTTTTTTTATTTTGTAAATGATAATCATAAACTTGTTGTCTTAAATTTATATATTTTTCATATTCTTCTTTTTCTAATTCAAATTGATGAATTTTTACATTTCCTGTTGATATGTTTTTAACAATTTTTTTTGTCAACTTTGTTGATGGTTTTTTTTGAATCATTGTGTTATATATTTTTATCACTTTCCATCCTTCAATTACACATTTAAATATATATATAATTTCTTCCGGTGTTGCTTTACGATTTTGAATGTATTTATTGTTTTTATTTTTGATATTATTTTGTTGCATTTTATATAAATATTATTAAAATACTTTTAAATTTATTTATATAAAATGCAACAAAATAAATTTAACACATGCATAATTTTTCTCCAAGCATTCGATAATAATGTCCATTGTAAAGAGCATTATTTTCCAAACTTTTTTTTAATGTTTTATCACTCATTTTTATTTCTTTTTGGCAAGAATATTTATCTTTAAATTCTTTTATCAAAGTATTATTTTCATCATATTGTCCAACTCCATTTTTATATAATAATGGTTCTCCATATATTTCTTCAAAATTTTCAATTAAATTTGAATCACATCTTTCATACAGCACATAATAATTTCCTTTACTTAAAGTTTCATTTTTAACTGGATTATCCAATGCTGAAGAACTTTGATAATTGTTCATAATAGATGCTGTTTTTCTATCCAAATAAACATTTAAAATTTCAGTTTTATTGGAATTCAATTTTGCAACATATCCTAAATTTTGCTGTTGAATTAGTTTAGTTGGTTCAATTGAATGTATTATATTTGGATCCAGATTTCTTTCAACTAATAGCCAACGAAATCCGCGATAAATTGTATTTCCATTTATTGCTTTATTAATACTCGGTCTTTTTATAGTTTTATCTTCATTCATTGCTTCTGTTACACATTCGTAAACTTTAACCAATTGTAATGTTTCTGGATTAATTTTTTGAAGACGTGGTCCTAAATGAGGCATCTGATGTCCAAATCCTGTAACTAATTTTGTTTCTTTTATTATAGGTTGATTTTCATCATTAGTTTTGAACTCATTTAATGGTATTGTTTTTAGTGGTTGTGTATAATTTTCAATCAATATTTTTACAGTATTTTCAAGAGAAATCACATTTTCAGTTAATTTTTTATTGGATTCAATTAATTTTTTATTAGATTCAATTAATTCTCCTAACAATTCCATGTCAACGTTGGAAGTTTGACTATTTTGTCTTAATTTCAACATTTCAATTTCCAATAATAATTCTCTAACAGTATAATTATAATTATCAATATTATCATCAATAATTTTTAATACCATTTGATATGTCAAATTTTGACCAATTAAAAATAATTCATTTTCTCTTTCATGATTTTGTAAATTTTTAACTCTATTTGGACGAATTATATTATTATGATGTAACATATTTTCAAATTGTTTAGATTTTTGCACTTGAAAACAATCCAATAATAAACATTCATCGTATCTACTTTTGTGTTCATTATATCTCATTCTTATTCCTTGTCTTGATTCGCCAATTTTAATGATATATGTTCCATTTTCAAATGTTTTAACTCTTATAATATAAATTATACTTCCAATATTAGCAAATTTATCTAATAAAACTCTTTCATTAGTAAGTTGATTTTCATTTTGAATTTGCATTTTAGTTTCTTCATCTTTTAATTTAAGTTGCTTTTGCAAATTATAAACTCCAGTTAATCTTATTTCTTTAATAACTTCATAAATCCAATTTTTAAATTTTTCAGCAATTGGTTTTCTAGATCTAAATAATACTTCATATAAACCAAATTCTGTTAAAAATGTAACATTTTTAGGACCAGTAGATGTTTCTACTACATCCACAATCTTCAAATTTTCATTAAAATTTTGAATTGTTGCTCTAATATTTGACATTTCTAATATTTCTCCAATATCACTAGCTCGAAAAATTGGATTTTCAGGTGTTCCTTTTATTAAAATTTCTGTATGTAAGTTATTTTGATTGAAGGCTCTAACTACTTCCATTTAATTATATGTAAATATATACATGACATGTCTTTAAATTGATAATTAACAAATATTATTATTTCAATTCAAATTGAATTATATTTGATAATTTAATTTGAATTCAAAAATATTTTATATTTTTATGTTGCGAAACATCATTTTTTAAAGAGATAGACATGTAAATAGTATTGACACATTAATTTTTAAAGAGATAGACATGTAAATAGTATTGACACGTTAATTTTTAAAGAGATAGACATGTAAATAGTATTGACACATTAATTTTTAAAGAGGGTAGATATGTAAATAGTACGTACACATTCATTTTTAAATAATATATTTTTTAATGAAATTATATTATTTTTTATATTTTTTATAATTTTTGTAAAATAATTGTAACGAGTGTAATAACTTAATTTGAATAAGCACTCTAATTCCCAATAGTTTCCCATTGGGGAGGACTGTATCTTAAGCCAGCTCAGATTGACTAGATCTTCAACGCTGACCCATATCCGTTCAGTCTCTGACGCCCTACCATTTCCTATCATATCGGATTTAGGTAGTAAGCATGCGGATCGCCCAATCTTTTTCATTATTACCATACCCAAGTTCATTACTCTTGGCCAGATAATTCTTTCGATATTATCCTTGGTAGAAAAAGCTCTAAGGGTTTCCCCGAACAACAAGATATGTTGCAATAATTTTTTCAAATTATCACTAGCAGTTAGCTTTTTTATACGACAGCATAAATGATTTCCCACAGCAAGAGGTCGTTTTGCTACGGCATACTGCTTTTCGGCCCTGGTTAAACAAATTATTACATTTGTTTCGTTAAGGCCACCCCAAACACATCAATTAAGATGTGAGTGGACTATACCTTAAGGTTTCACAGAAAATTGTTAGTTTTCTCCACCCCATTCCATTATAGTCTCTGAACCTTCTCCATATGCTTACAATAGCGCACTTAGGAGCTTGGCTGCGGATTATCCAATTCTTTTCGTTATTACTATGCCATAGGTCATTACCCCTGGTATTCATACAACTTTCATTGCATGAAGTAGTAGAAAAGACTATAAGAAAGTTCCCGCAATTTAGAAATGTTGCCTCTGTTTGATTTAGTCAAACACAGACTAGCTGATTATATGATGCAATTTTGCATATTTGCTTTACACTGTTTATCCATATTAGAGAGCAAATACCTAACATGGCAGTCAACTGTTTGGCACAGGTAATATTTATGCCTGACATAATTCTTAATACGTTATAGTTAGTTGCGTAAACACGTACCTTAGCAGTTTTTGTTCCTTCAACTGTTGCATTTGAGAGCACGAGTTGTAGGGTGGCATTATCGATACGTGAGAAATTGCATGACCCGCTTGGCTGATGTTCTTCAGGTCTTAATGCGAAGGAATACACGTTAATACCTTCATCAGGACAACGTGTATGTGATTGGTATGGTTGAACCCAAGAGAAGTAAGAACCTTCACGTTCTGAGAAACGATCTTGTCCATTTAATTGTAATTTTGCAGTAACAACTGGATTTTGTCCCCAACAATGGAGATCTAAAGATGTTTCAGAGAGGACAAATGTTCCAGCATCAGAAACACCAGTATTTTGGTTATGTCCTGCAGCAGATAAATCTTGAAGTTGTTCTAAAATAGAAGCTGGAAGATCTCCTGAAACTGCTGGAACTGCTGGACCACCAAGATTTGATTCATTGTATGGATTGTTTGGACCATGCCAGTATCCTGTGAAACTTTCTGGAATATTATAATCAATTGCCCCAGCATCTTGAAATAATCCACGAGCATCAATATATGAACGACTATCAGCAGCAATAGATGCTGGGCCACCAAAAGCATGAATTGCATTTGGAAGAGCATCAATTGCATCAGTGTAGTTAAATGGTTGAGCTCCAAGAATTTTGAATAATAAAGCATCACAAACAAGGGAAGAACAATAATCAACATTTTGATCTGGTTGAACTACCCAAATTAATTCTTTAACTGGATGATTGAAATTTAATTTAATCTTATTTGAAGATGAACCAACAGATTCATCACCAGTAAATTGAAGTTGTGTAATTAAATATTCATGTGGATTTTGTGCAAATCTTCTACGTTCATCAGTATCTAAGAATACATAATCAACATATAATGATGCAGCAACAAGGGATTGATTATATGCAATAGCAGCTGGAACAGGACGTCCTGGTGCATATTGATTAGCTTTATATGCAGCTGATGCTTGACCACCAACAACTGGTTGAGCTGAATCAGCGCCAGAATTGCAACTGAGTGTTGTAACAGCCCATAAACATTCATCAATTGGACGAATATCTAAGTTAATTTTAACTTCGTGATATTGTAAAGCAATTAATGGTAATGCTAAACCAGGATTGCAACAAAACCAAAATTGGAGTGGAATATAAAGTGTTGTTTCTGGGAGAGCATTACGAGGAGCACAAACTTGACGTGGTGCTTGTGAGTCACAAGGTCCATCAACATCAGAAAATGATGGATCAGTGATGAAAGTTAATTGGGTTGTATTACCAATCATTTTGAAATAACCGCGTTGTTGTTCTGCAGTCATTGTTAATTGGTTCCAAATATGCATCCAATCACCATATTGTCTGTCAATTCTTTGACCACCAATTTCAACTTCAACTTGTGCGATGAGTTGTTCACCTGGGAAATCTAACCAACGAGCATAGACACCGCTTCCAGTTCCAGTTGAAAAGGAAGCATTACCCATGAGTTGATTAATTTCTGGTAATGTAACTTGTAAATATGTTCTATAAGCTAAATCACCATTTCTGCTGATAGTGCATTGAACACGACGACCGAAATCGGCTTGACCATTGAATGTTTGTTCAATTGATTCAATTGCAAAATTTGTTGGTCTACGATATGTGACCTTCCAAAATGTGATTTGTGGATTGCCTGTGAGATATACATCTTGCTTTTCACACCATTTATGGTGTGGTTAGAATACACCTTAAGAATTCTCCAGTGTGGCTAGTACTTTCATAGAATCCCGACTACCGTCTACTCGTTGAACGTTCAACTTATTTCTGCCGTATAACTATTTAAATAATTTAAAGCTAATTCATAATTTTCTTCTAGGGTCATTTTTTTGTTTTTAAAACTTCGACGCTTTAAAACAGGATGTCGCTGTATCATGTATCCTATTTTATCACCTTCTTTATTTCTAACACATCTGACATATTTTGGTAAATAATCATCTTCATCATATTTTCTTTTTCTTTTTGGAAAAATTTTTCCAACATTTTTTCCAATCATACTTTTAGATTTTAACATTTGTGTTTCTTCTGATTGTTTAGAATTTGATCCACCAGATGTCAAATTATATCCATTTGGAGATAATGTATTATAAAAAGATATGTAATATTTCTCTTTATCATTTAATTCTTCAACACTACATTCATGTATCAATTCAACTGTCAAATTTTCATGACCATATTTTCTAATGGCATTATTCAACAATCTACAATAATTTTTTGTTTTAGAATCAACTATATGATCTCTCCATCTACTAAGATAACCCCATTTTTTACCACTCGATAATTTTTTTTTAGCTTGTCCAATATATTTTTTTCCAGAAGGACTTGTTATACAATAAATATCACCCATAATAATAATCATATTAAATTATTTTTATATTAATATTCTAGACATTTATTTAAAAAGTTTTTACGAAATAAGATGCTTCGCTGCGGATTATCCAATCTTCAACGTTTTTACTATTCCATCAGTCTTTCTCTGACAGCATTATGTATGTCACCATATATAAGAAGTAGTTGAAGCTATAAGGAACTTCCCGCAATTTGGAAGTCTCGCGAAATTTATATTGCAATAATTATAAATTTCACTAGCGAGTTATATATAATTGTTTATTACAAAAACAATTACCATGTATTTACACTGTTGATCCACTATGGTGATACACGGAACCATAGTGGCAGCTCACTGTTGATGCCCAAAGACGTTAAGCACCATAAGCGACTAATTGCATTAAACCACCTGCCATTTTTATAATATGTGCCAAGAAAAAAAAATTAAAAAAATACGAATAATTAATTTTAATTAAAAAAAATATTTCACTAAATATTTTAAATATTTTAAATATACATACAATTTTAAAAATAATATTCTACTAATTACATATAAAATGAAAAAATATAACGAACAAAAATGCGATAAAGGAAAATATTATGAAAAAATGATGAATACTTATTGTTGTAATATCAAATATCATTGTACAGATTATGATGTAGAAAATAATTTAAATTGTGATAAAATAAAATATAAATGTCAATATGTTAAACGAAAATGTAAAGAAAAACAACAAAAAAATGAAGAATAAAATAATTTTCTAAATATATCAAAAAAAATATATTAAATATATATTTAAAATATATATATTTAAAAATGTAAATATAATATTTTTATTCTAAATGGAAAATAAAGAATATGAACATTGTTTTGATATGGCAAAATTATATTGCGATTTAGCAGTTCATTGCTTAATTCATAATTCAAAAAGTTATGAAAAAATGAATTGTATGGATTATCAGTTTAAATGTGAATATTATAATGAAAAAGTTAGACAAAATTCATGTAAGAAAATATTTGAAAAATATATTAAAAAATAATATCAATATAAAAATAACTTAAAGATCATTGATCATTGATATTCATAAAATAGAAAACATTGAAACATATGATGATACTACAAAAAAATATTATTGTGAAATGCAATTTGAGTATCTTGAATTAGCACTTTTAAAAAAATAAAAACCACATAAATATCATTAAAAAATGTAATGAAAAATAAATAATTTTCTAAATGAACATAAAATTTAATTTTACCCATTAATTTTAATTATTTTATTAGTTATATAATAAGTATTATATATTACACGTAACAAAATATGAATATTCAAAATAATAATTTTTTATAACATAATAATATAATAATATAATAATAAAAATTTATTTAATATTATCATAAAATAATATTAACGACACTTTTTAACTGAAAAATTTATTTATATTTGAATTATTTTTAATAAAATTTTCTAAATAATCTTCATTGTAAACTTCTCTTTTTCCTTCATGATTTTTTGAAAATATATATTCTTTATTTTTTTTCTTAATGCTCCATCCATTTTCTAGTGCATTAAATAAAAAAATCATTTTGTGAATTTTTTGTTTATCTATATTCAATCTAATATCATTTATTTCAATTTGTAAATCCATAAATATAGTTAAAATAAAATGTTATAAATTATTTTATCATTAAACGAAAATGCAAATGAATTATTTTTATTAATTAATCATCAATGTTATTTAATAAATTTTCTATTTCTTGGTTAGAAATAGATGCCCAATTAATTTCTATTAAATCATCATCCGATGATATGTTAGAAATGCTTGAAGAAACTGATGAAATATAATTCATGTCACTTTTTACATCAGAAATTGTAAAAATGGTTGAATTACTTTCATCAGAAATTGTAAAAATGGTTGAATTACTTTCATCAGAAATTGTAAAAATAGTTGAATCACTTTCATCAGAAATTGTATAAATAGTTGAATCATCTTCATAATTATTTTTATCATAACTAATTGTTTCATATTCATCAATAAAAGAATTACTTAAATTTTGAATATTCAATAAAATATCTTCATTAGTAGGTTTTATATTTATCCATTCATCATTTTTTACATAATGTGCTTCCCAAACTAAATAATCATCATATTTTTTCCAAAAATTTTCTATATCACAAATAGAATTAAATTTTTTAGAACATGAATTATTTATTATATATTCTGTTAATTCATCAATCATAAATTGATACAATTCATTTTCTTCAATAGTATCTTTTTTAGTATGAACACAATTGTAACTAATATAAACAATTAAAAATGCAACTTTTGGCATTTATTTTATATTTTTATTGTTTTATTATGATATATTTTTTAATGTTTGTTTGTTTTTTTATTTATTTAATAATATTTATTTAACAATAATATT